CAACATATTTTGTTGCTGTTGCTGGTATAGTTGCTGCGTTCTTTGGAACACAAGCATACGCTAAAAACAAATAAGGTAAATCTTAATGGCAGATTTTAGTAAAGTAGTTGACAAACTAACGGAAACAAATAAAAGTCTTGCAGCTCTTGAAGCTCAAGGTATTGCAGATAATGGTATAAAATCTATTATTGCTCAATCGTTGCCTGAAGTTTTAAATGAAAGAAATCTAGCAAAGAAAAGAGAAATCTTTGATAAAGATACAAAGATAACTGAAGTTGATGATAGAGTTGAAGATAATACTAAAGCAATTATAACACTTACTGACGAACAAAAAGAAACAAATAAAATATTACTGCAACAAGGTACCTTTCCATCATTTGATGATCTTCAAGCAATGTTACCACCACCTGATGGAGTTGAAAAAGCACTTGCTGGTGGTTTTGCCAATCTTGATTTTTCTAGTCTTAATTTTGGTAATTCAGTTTCTAAGGGCAAACAAGAAGAGGATGCGAAGAGTGCCGCTCTGGTAGCAGAAAAACAACAAGCTTTACTTGAAAAAATATCAAATGGTATTATGGGTTTGAAAGAAAACGCAAAAGCAAAAGTAGCAGCTGCTGGTAAGGGTCTAATGGCATTACTTAAAGGAACACTTCTTGCTGGGTTTCTGTTTGCTCTTGGAAAATTCTTACAAAGCGAGACGTTTCAAAACTTGCTTGATTATATTAAGGATACCATAATCCCATTTTTCATAAAATTTAAAGATTTATTTATAGGTCTCGGTGTATTTTTGGTAGGTTTAAAAATTGCTCCAGTAATATTGGCCGTCATTGCAAGTACTAAAGCTTTATACGCGAAATACTTACTTGAAGGTAGTCTTCTAAAAGGTCTTAACGTGGCAATGTTAGCGAAGCTTGCTGCTTTGAAAACATTACTTGTTCCACTTTTACCGATTATAGCAATAGCAGCTGGAATTACTGTACTTTTCTTTGCTATTAAATCTGCATTTACTAAGTTTCAAAAGATTCTGGAAGAAACTGGTAGTGTTAGTGAAGCACTTAAAGTCGTTGCAGATAAATTTATGAGATTTATACCTGATTTGGTTCTCAAACTAGTCGGTTTTGTTGCTGGTTTATTTGGATTTGATGACTTTAAAGAAAAAGTTGGAAAACTTGATCCTATTCAATTTATAGCTGATGGTATAAAAAGTCTGTTTGATGCGATAGGAAACTTCTTCTCTGATATATTTAACTTTGACTACACAGGTTTTCTGAAGGGAATTCCCGGCGTTGGAAAAGTTTTGAGTTTTCTTGGAATNGGTGATGATTCTAAAGATCAACCACTTGAAGGAAGGGCANAAGGTGGCCCAGTTGGAACAGGACAACCATATGTAGTTGGTGAAAGAGGTCAAGAGTTATTTGTTCCTAACCAGCCAGGCCAGATAGTTAACGCACAAAGAACCGCAGAAATGATGAAAGGTGGTAGTGGTGGTAATGGTGGTGGTAGTACATCAATTGTTGTGGCTCCAAACAATGTCACNTCATCTACCAATACAACTAACAATTCATCNACTGTGTCTTATATTGGTAATCCAGACCCAATCTTCCAAAGAGCATCATCTTACGCTATATAAAAAAAAGAGGTAGGATTTCTCCTACCTCTTAATCTACTACACTTTACCTTTATCCAGCAAGTTTTTGGAAGTAGTCCATAGTATCATCATCATCATCAGTTTTATCTACTTCAGATGTTGGAGTATTATCGACAGGTTTTGTATCAACTGTAGCATCAGCTACAGGTTCATCTTCCATCTTTTCAGCAACATTACCAACAGTAACAGAACCAGAAAGAACAGTATTAAGACGAGTCTTTAGTTCTTCATAAGACTTGAAGTTAGTTGATGCAGAATATTCTGCAAGAGCATACTGTGTTTTCCATACTTCTTCAATCTGAGCATCATTATCAAAAATTGCAGATGGTTTTTCAAACTCAGATGAATCATAGTTCCAGTAACCAGCAACCTTACGAATTTTAAGTTTAAAGTTTGCACCTTCCCAAAAATCAAATGGGTTTACTGGTGATTCATCTTCAAACTCTGGTTGCATCGAAGCCATAATCTTATCAAAGATTTTCTTGCCGTAACGGAACAAGAATACTTTACCTTCATTCTCTGGATGTTTGCTGTCACTGACAACATATATGTTAGAGAAATATTGTAATTTTCTTTTCTGTTTACGAGCGATTTCTTTGTCAGATTCAATACCTGTATTCCAATATGCACTATTCATTTCTGAAACAGGATCTTTTTGTCCAATAGTAGTGAGAGAGTTCTCAATATACCATTGACCAGTAGGGCCTTGAAATGCATGGTTGTATACTTTAGCCCAAGGCATATCTTCACCTTCGACAGCTGGCAAGAAACGAATTACTGCATAACCATTACCAGACTTGTCTAGTTCAGGTTTCCATAATCTATCGTCTTTGTAAGACTTTTTTTCTTGAGGTGCGTTTTGCTTTTGTACTTCGCCAAGTAATTTATCTAGAGAATTGCTTCTCTTTAATTGATCTAATGACATTTAAGTCTCCTTATGTTAACGTATGTTTTTGTATAAATCATCGTATGTTAAATCTGTTCCAACCTTATAAAACTTTACATCAGGAAATTCCTTTTGTAATATTTTAAATTGGTTATCCCAGTTAATCGTGTTAAGTCCACGACTTTCCTCAGGCAGATAATTCTTACTGCCCTTGTATATGTTATTTAGGTTTTCAGAATAACTACTACCATCAAACCCTAACATATACACTTCCTCTGCACCAGCCTTGCAAGCAAGATATAGTGCAGTATTTCCAGCAGACCACCCTCTAGGGTAATCTATCTCCATTACTTGGTCGTCTTTATCAACCCAAGTGATGTATAGTCCAATATCCTTTTCCATCTTCTGTCTTAAATCCTTTTCAACTAAATTTGGATTCTGTGACATTGCATCTAGGATATTGCTTTCAACTAGTTCTCTTGTTTTACCTTGAACTACACAATCTGTTTTAGACAGTCTTGCAGTTTCAAATATTATACCATCACTATCAGCCCAAGCCATTTTCATTAGACTTGCATCAAAGTTTGGTAAAACATCCAATCAGTAAACCAACATTTATTTTTAAAAGCATACCCTGATTCGTATACTTCCTGTTGCATATTATAGTCTACTGAAACCAAATTGTCAAGAGTAAAATCACGATAAATTGCATTACAACCCCAAGTAGTAAATCCACTAGGATTGACAGGGCCCGTTAGTTGAGCTCTTGACTCTCCGTTTCCATAGACTATGTGTCTATTCATACCTTAATGCTTTCCATGATGTAGGAAACAAGTTTTTTGCAAGGTCATCAATCAACCACGAAATTTCTCTTGTTTCTGCTTGTGTGTCATCTTTACATCTAAGATTGCATACACGAGCAAATGCCATCAATGTACCACTCCAATACCATTCAGTCATCATATTTTGTGGTAGAATCATTCTTGCCATCTCAGGCGCCACATCTAATTTTAAAAGGTCATTGTAAGTATTTACTGCAAGTTCCATTGTAGAAGAAACATCATAGTCAATAGTTTCATCAGACGAACCTTGTTTTTTATTCTCGGCCTTTAATCGCCAAACTTTTGGAACATAAAACTCTGGTTCAGAATCAACATAACGCCTACTTACTTCATTCCACACTAAACCTACTTGATGTTTTACTAATTGTCTTGCAACAAATATTGGAGCTTTAATTCTGAACTGCATAGATGCATGTCCAAAAGGACTCCAATGATTATGTTTTGCAAGATACTTAATAAGTTTCTTATCACCTTCATTGAGTAAACCTTCTGGTTGACCATTCTCTGGTGTTTTTAGTGCTAACCATTTAGACTCTTTAGAAAACGATACTCTGGCAGCATTAACGACTGTTAAGTCACTGCCCATTGAATCAATTAGGTCTACGATCATTATTAGTTCTCTCTTGGTGACGTGGACGAGTATTATTGTTACTAGGTCTACGGCCTGGGCGATAACCTCTAGGCCACTCTGGAATACGACTTGCAAGTTTTTTACATCGTTCTGTCAGTTGTGCATTTTCTCTTTGCAATTCTGCACACTCATACTCCAATTGTTTAATTCTGTCTTTAGACTGTGTATCAGAGTTTTTTATCTGCATACCTTCTAAGACCCCAAAAGCATTTTTAACTTTACCATTCATTACCATATCTCCTTATATTGGTAGTTGTGCTGATTTTTCGACTAAAAAATTTAAATCTCTTGCATTTGCCTCAATCTTTTCTTTGAGTCCTTTAGTAAGTAATCGTGCAACTGATTCGGGTTCTAACTCATTTTTTTCACAATACCAAACAACAGCATCCATGTGAGTTATCTTTTTTTCCAAAGCAACTTTTTCAATTTCTAAGGAAAATATTTTTGGTGTTTGCAATAACATCTTAGGTTTATCTTTAGATTCTTGCATTGTGTGTCCTTTGTGATTATTGTTTATGGAGCTGGTGATAGGAATCGAACCTACGACCTGATGCTTACAAGGCAACTGCTCTACCGACTGAGCTACACCAGCATTAATTTTTAACATTGTTCTGGTGAAACAATACCAACTATATTTTTTTCTTCCCACTCTGCAATGGTTTCAACTAGTAAAGGTAGATATTCTTT